TGATGGTGTAGGGGTTGAAGCTGTTGTAGAGAGCCAGCCAGTTGATTTAGCATCGTACTCTAGTAGACCGTCAGCGTTGAATTTGAGTGAAAAATCGTGGAATTGAATTCCGCCGTAAGCGCGTACATTGGCTGCATAGAAATCTGTCAATGTGAAAGACGCAGGTTGAGCGTCAGAAGCTGTGGCGGTTGTATTCTTTAGAGAGATGGTGTGAGTGTAAGGGGCTGTCGAGCCTGACTTAACATCTTCACCAAGCAAACCAGCGATTGGATATCCGATGGTGTCTGCGAATACTGCTCCGCTGAAATCAAAGGTTGAGTTACCGCGACCTTGAATGTAGTTGTAATTTATTACATTTGAGCCACGAACCCCTGTGTCGTACAGCGCGCCGTACTTATCCTCAGGCTTTAGATTTGATGCCGTAACAGGGATAAAGACTGTCGGTGCGACAGGCGTTCCCTTTGTGGTCTCTTTAGCGATTCCCACATACGAGCGATGGGTATTTTGTACTGACACTATTTCACGCTCCTTGCGTTGTAGCAGACGCGGCTGCTGATGTTGAATCAACCGCAGGTGCGGCTGCTGATGTTACTTTTCCTGCTACTGATACATCTGCCGCAACCAGTCCATCCGGCGCGTCAAAGGTATCTCCATTTTTTACAGTTAGAACAAGCGTAGGGAACTCACGCTCGCCCGAACCTGTGTATTGGTACTTTGCCATTGGTTCTCCTATGCTTGAATCATCTGTGTAACATCAAAGCGGATTTCTGCGAAAGTCTCCGTAGCTCCTACATCGGTTGATGTAGGTTCGCCATAAAGCGTATCTAACGCAGGTTCCGCACCTTGCCAAACAAAGACTCCAGAGGAATCTCCGAATCTATGATCAGCGCGGAGCGTGTTTTTGATGTTATCGATAAGTGTATCAAAATCAGCCATTGCATCTTCGGCGTTATTTTGCAGCGAGTGATGGAATACCTGTAAGACGACAGTTAAATCTACTTGCTTCCAGCCATTAGTCGCTCCGCCTATGGCTAGGCGCTTTTCGCGCTCGCTCTGAATAAAGATTACGACCGCTGCCCTGCTTAATTGACCCGGAAGTGAATTGATCTGAAAGTTAATACGCTTAGGGAACGAAGTAAAGATTTGATTTAGCCCAGCGATCTGCGCATTGACGAGGTATGTATAAAGTACCGAGCGTAGATTTGCGCGACCCGCCGCCATTAACGCATCCTTCTAAACGGACTGAGTAAGTGCTTAGCCAGTTCGATATCCGAACCGATATTGCTCTGCGTAGACGCTGCTCCGCTAGCGCGTGTAGTGATAGCCATTGTGAGAGAGTTATCTCCACGCACTTTGAGGAAGTCGGTTGTAATGAGAATTGCCGCTTGTTTAATAGCCTGAGGCATATTGCCTACTGCCACTCCGGAGGCATGAGTGTATTTGAGTGGGCTTGTAATGGCTATGGTACTAGAACCATATTGGTAATTTGATGCCACTACGACCTGCTCGGTGTTTTGACCGTCATAAATTGTGACTACGGTATTAGCAGTCAAACCGATTGGGTCAATCATTGTGAAGCTGCTCTGACCGGCTGTTGCCGTTGAGATAAGCCCATTACAGAATCCTGCTACATAGGTGTAGTTGCAATACACGCGCGAGCGCGAGGCAGGTGGGAATCCAAAGGATAATGGACCCATGCTTGAATAGGTCAATCCAACCTGCGATAAAGGGAATATTATTTGCGCTTTTTCAAACCATGCGCTGTTGAGAGTTGTAGCGTCTACAGTTGTCATATTGGTCGGTACAACACCATAGGAGAGGCTGTTGAGCGACACTAAATTGTTGTATTCCGGCGAAATAATGATAAAGCCTTCTTGCGTAATGCGAGTGCGCTGTTGCTCAATAAAGTTTTGAGCGATAAGCGGCTGATTTACATAGATGTCGATAAACGATGAAGCTCTTTGGATAACAGTTGCCAACTCTGCATCCTGTTGCGCCTGAGTGCCGCCGGTGACGAGATTGCCATAGTCAATAGCGGTAGGAGCATTCTTGTATTCCGCAACCGTCAGATATGAACCTGATTGAAACTGAGTAATTGGGGATACAGCAGCCATTGGTTAATCTCCGTCTGTCTTAGGGGCGCTTGATTCATGTCCGCAGCGTGAGCATTTGCGAAACCACGAACCAAATCCGCATTCAACGCAAGTATAGCCTCGTTCGCCATCCCCTGATTGGTACAGGGCAAGATTTGCCTCAGTAAAACCCTCTGCCTTTAGCGCTTTAATGTGTTTCGGATTTGTAACATCATATCTTCCATCTGACCCTGCTCTGTAAGTCTTAACTCCACTTTGCGAGTTGATATCTGTGGTTTTTAAGTGACCATCCCTCGGTGTTAGTTTTGCCATTTTCGCCTCTCGATCTAAGAAAAGGGAGAGAGCCGTTAGACCCTCTCCCCTTTTTTATTTAGTTATTAAGCAGCTGTGATACCTGAAACGATACCGTTCCATGCAGGTGCTACGCACATGAATGTTCCACGGAAGTAGGTGGAAAACTCGTACGCGAACTGTGTAACAGGCCATTGGATACCCATGTAATCCTGAACCATGTAGTTAGCCCAAACATCAGAAACCTCTGTGTCAGGGATAGGCAGGGTGTAGGAAAGTACAGGAGCAACGCCCTGTGGAAGCCAAGGGTGAACAGTTAGAGGTACTGACTTACCGGTGGTTTCGTTAACGATACCGTTTACGACTGAACCGTAAGTAACTCCATTTGTTTCATCCTGTGTGATCTGTAGGCGATAGTTAGCATTTGCAGAACCCTTGATAGCGTCTGAAAGTTGCTTACGATCTGAACCATTGAGAAGAATCTCATCAGGATCAGCCTTTACAGAGTTGTAGAGGTTAGCAAACACAGTCTGGAATTCTGTTCCCGGATTTGTATTCGAGAAAGTTCCAGCGATATTGTTATTGTATCCGCCGTTTGAACTGAGAAGTGTTGGAAGAATTCCATCATATCCAGTTGCATAAGCAGATGTATCAGATGAAGCGCGTGAAGCAAGTGCGCCTGATGTTGTCAATGGAGCCTGATTTCCAACTACAGAAGTACCTGCGCCACCAACTGTAAATGTTGTACCAGTTGTACGACCTTGGAAGTGAGCGTTAGCAACACCGGTAGTTGTACCAACATAGATGTTGTAAGCGATTGCGCCAGTTACAGGTGTAACTGTGACGACAAGAGCCTGACCTGATGTTGTAGTTGCAGAAGCGACTGATGAAACAACAGACTCACCGAAACCGGTTGAAGAAATACCAGCGTCAGCAGTTGCGTATACATAGTAAGTAGTAGCAGTAATTGCTGTTACTGAACCTGTTGCAGTTGCGCCGGCAGCAGAAGCTGTTGGAGCGCTAAGTGCGCCTGAGTAACCTGATGCAGTACCACGAGCCATAAGCATCATGCGCTCTTCCATCAACATTGTTGCATAAAGTGTTGATGTTGATGACAACTGACGGAGATCCTGATATCCAAGACCTGAGAAGTTAGCATCGAACGATACTGAATCTGAGAGGCTGTAAGAGTTGTAAGGCAAGATTAGGTCATCTGATGTGTACGAAATCTTTGAACCGCGTTCGAAGTTGATTGAACCGAATGCAGTTGTAGTTGATTCTGTAACTCCAGGCCAAATCTGTGCCTGTCCACCTGTACCTGTACCTGTGTATCCGGTAATGCGCTTGATACGGTGAGATGTACCTACGCCCTTCTTGCGAGGAATACGGTTACGGAGAGGTGTTGGACGAGGTGTCAATAGCTTTGCAGGTGCTTCGAGATCGAAGGCTGCGAAAGATGTCGAGAGTGGGCTTGTTAGTGTGATGTCTTTCTGAGCATCTTGCATTGCAAGGCGCTGTGAAGCGATTGCATTGTTAAGACCTGCAAGAGCATCAGGAGCAAGTGACTTAGTAGCCGCGATTGCTTCTAGAGCAGCAGTTGTATCTGCTACCGGAGCAACTCCCGGAGTGGTTGATGGGTTTGAGAACGACTTACCGAGGACATCGGTATATTCGTCCATACGCTTAGCTGCCTTCTTAGCGGAATCTGCATCGCTAAAAAGGTCAGTAGCCTTTGGAGGCGTGAAAGCCATTTTATTCCTTTCGAGTGGGTGGGTTAGTCCTCGACTACGACTTCGCCAGCCTTAGAGAGATATTCTTTCTCTAATGCTTTGTAGCCCTTAGCCAAGATTTGATCTGAGGTAGCCGCCGCTTTAATGCGGTATTCAGCAGCCTTGAGCAGTAGCTCGTTTGTGTTAGCAGGTGTTACGCGTTGAGTCCGCTTAGGACCACCGGCGACAACTGCCGACTTTGCCGTTACGAGTTCTGATTCAAGAACAGATACCTTTTCCTTTGCCGCCTTTAATGCAGCGAGGGTTTCGGCCATTTCAGTCTTGACTATTTCAGTCGCACTCTTTGTGGCTTTCTCAACGATTGCGGCAACAGCCTTCTCGTCAAGAATTTCAGTTTCGGTAGGCAATTCTGCATCTACCAGTTCATTTGCTTCTTCAGCTTCTTCAGCCTCAACAACTTCTTCGCCTTCGGCAGACTTCATGCTGCCTTCTGTGTTGAGTGAAGCTGCGGTAGACACATTGCCCATTTCGTGGGTAGGTGCTGCTCCGGTGATCTGTACCTGAGTCTTACCATGATCGTTACCAACATCGTGGCATCCGCATTCTAAGCACTTAGATACATCAGCAGATTTAGCCATCATGCATTTAGAGCAAGGTGACTTATCGCATCCGCCATCTTTTGCGCAAGCAGCACAGCCATCGCAATCGCAACCGCCATCTTCTTTCGCGGTTTCTGCGTCAGTAGACATTTCCAACATATCGGCATCGCTAGCCATTGCTTCTCCTTCTTCGATTTCCCCATCCTTGAAATTGAACAGGTGTTTTAGGGCTGAAAGTAGTGTCTCAATATCGTCACGCTCATCTGAATCCATATCTGCGATTTCAGTAGCCTCAGCGATAATGAGTTGAGCAAGTCCACGACGAGCAGTTTCATATGCGGCTTGGTCAAACTTTACGGTGCTGCCGGCGGCAGACTTATTGTGCATTTCAAGAATTAAATCAACGATAGCCGGTTTTGCAGGGGCTTCTTTTTCAATTAACTCCTCAACCTGCGTGAGTGTGCTTTCTGCTCCAACGCTTTTAGCCAATACAAGCTGGCAAGTAGGATTAGCAGGGCGGTCTACAAGACTGACCTCAACAATTTGACCATCAACGATTCGTCCATTGGCTGCCTTGTTATCGCGTACAACGCGTGGCGACTTAATTCCTATTGAGAATCCTTTAAGAACTTTTGCTTCGACTTTCTTAACAGAAGTAGGATCAACGACATGACCGCGAATGTAATAACCATCTTCTTTAGTTTCGAGTTCAGTTGCCACTCCGGCTGCGATTGACGAGTGCTGTTCACGGATATTTCCTCCTGATTTGAACCACTCAGGCATAGCCTTGCCGAGCCATTCGTTGTCGCAAATCTGTTGGTCAATGTCTAGATCGTCACTTGTTGCCTTGCCGTAGACGGTAATTGTGCCGTCATCATTTTTATCGTATTTAATAATCTCTGCATACGAGGTTGCAAAATCCTGTGCCATGTTTATTTCTCCTTATGCCGAGTAGATAACTGAAACGGCGCCAGTAGATGTACCCGCGCTTGAAATTGCATAAACAGTTTCGTTGCCATGCATCCATAATTGTAAAGTTCCTGATGTAGCAGCGATTGAATGTCCGCCATTAGCGCCCGAAGCAACCGTAACCGCCGAATCTCCTACATAGATTGCCGCTGAATCGCGGTTTTGAATTGATACCGCTACATAACCGACTCCATTAGGAATTGTGACTAGAGGTGTTGGTGATGTGCCGACTGTGACATTAGCGTGAATTAGCGCCATAGGATTTCCTTATCTGCGTTTAGGATTAGATTGTAATGGTTTCGTAACTGCATTGCTTGGTAGGTCGGTGATATAGGTATCGCCTTCGCCATTATCGGTGCTATCCATCGTTGTAGATGAAGCTCCGATTGCTCCACCAAGGAGAAAGTCCGAGTAATTACTTTGCGCGATGTCTAATGTTAGCAAGTCCGGAAGCACAGGGAGCGTTGTACAAACGCAATTAGGGTGTTCAGGCGGCTGCGTAACTCCATCTTCGCTGCTAGGGAACACTTCCCCAATATCTACAATTTCGCCGTCCAATTCTACGCAAGCGCAATTTACAGGGTCTACCGCCGACCATTCGTGTTGCGTAATTCCCATTGCTTGATATGTTTCCTGCGAAGCCGCATTAGAAGCTCTTGACCCTTCGGTTCGAGCAATCATGAGCGCTCGCTCCGGTGAAGATAGGTGTTCAGTAATCATTTTTGCGATAGTGCTAGGCGCTGCTCCAATTGCTAGTCCATCTGCAAGGCGTGTACCTAGCAGGTCATAGCTGCTCTGATTGAGGTTCAGGCTTTTAATAGGGATATCTCCTAATAAGGTTTGTAACCCATTTGGCTGACCTATTAAGCGAGCAGCATCCGGATTTCCCGGAATCCAATTTGACCAGTCGATAGGCTCTATTTGCCCTGCGGCTTTTTTCCGTATATGCCTAGCCACATAATCTTCACCTAACGCTTGCCCAAGAGAATAAGAATCTCTGTAAAGGCGTGAAAGTGCCGCTTTAAGTGGAGCATTATTTGGCTTTACATTGTGTACCGCCCATGCGCGCGCGCGAACTCTATCCTGCGTAATGCTATCAGTAGTAACGGGGTGCGTCATCATGTAATGCGTTACTACTTCTTCAGCGTTAATACTGACGGCTAGCGCAGCGCGTATCTTGACGGCATTCCTCGCCCAAATGCGCTCACTTATTGGGTGAGCATCTTGGGTCATTTCAGATAAGCCTTAGCGAGTGATTTTAGCGTTTCCATATCGTTATCAAAATAACACCGGTTTAACGCATCTCCCACAATAGAATCTAGGGCTTTAAATTGGAATTGACGCGCGCGTGACCAAGGACGATCAGCCCACGCCAAGAACTGATTGACTTCGGCTGCCGCAGCCTTTGAGTTATCCGGCTTTCCTAGCCATACCGGAGCATNTTCCATTCCTAATAACCACATAGCCATTAAACGGTGATGTCCGTCAATAATAACTTGCTTATCTCCATCGTCATAAACGAGTGGGTAATTGCGGAAAGGTTTAAGTGACTGACCAAGAGATTCAATACGCTCTGCTACTTTGTCGCGTTTTAAGATTGTGTCCGTACCGATAAGGTCTTTAATTTTTACAAGGGTAAGCTGCGCCTTTGACCACACATCAGGGTCTACCGCGATTTGATCGGTGACTTCCCAAGGCGATTCAACAAAGTCGCTAGGGTCATCCTCAGTTGATACGGAATTGCCGGCTGGATTAGGTAGAACATTGAGTCGGCTTATAGCAACTTCGGCTTCAGCCATTGAAGGTACTCCGGCTTTTGAAGCATCCTGTGAAGTTTCAGCGTTAGGTTTTGTTTCCGGCTGTGAGGTTTCGGCAGCAGGTTTATCTTGCGGCACAGTAGGCGCTAAAGGATCTGTTTCTGCATCTTCATTTGCAGGTGCGCCGGTTTGAGCAGCAACATTGATAATTCCATCAGGGCTGAACACAAACACGCCATTACCCGCTACGAGCATTGGCTGATCTGCCGCCGGTGTATCCAAGAGTGGCAATCCCAATTCGCTTCGGCGCTCGTTAATTGTTTTAGTCGCTCCGCGTAATTCTAGATCGGCTTTCTTTGCCATTTCTTCTGTATCGCGAACTTCACTAATCATGAACTTAAACTCTAATTCGCGTGGCATTTTGAGATAGGTATATGAGATGTTTGTGAGCATCTTAGAAATCCATTGAGCGAGAGGTGCTACGCCAATATTTTGCGCTGCCTCCGCTTCTCCTTCTTGATGTCCGCTAGAGCCGAGTCCACCCTTTTGACTAAATCCAATTTCGCTAGGTAACACGCCAAAGTGTCCGGAAATAGAAGTAACGAGGTAATGGTCAAGAACATCTTTAAA